TGAGGATGATATCAAAACATATGATAACCTATTCAATACTATTAGCGATTGCCTCGACTCCTGTGCAAAATGCACAGGTGCCGAATGGCCACTCGTTCGTAGATGTGATAGTCATCATAGTCAGCACCCTTCTGGGTATTGTGCTTCGCCATTACTGGCCAGGAAATGGCCGTATGGGGAAGTAACACCCTCTGGGGCACTGATTATCCGTCGTATTCGGAGACTCTTGAATAGAGTTTTCGAAGCGTTTAACCCCATCGATATTCTCCCTCGACATGGTCCTGGGGCCGTTTCTACAAAGGAACGGCTCTGGGCCAAGTTCGAATGGAAGAATGTCCCTCAACGGCTAACATCTATGTATCCCTTAGACGCGTATTTCTACGCCTCTTTGGGCCACGTATGTGACGCCATTGAGGAGATTAATTCGTTGGGTGATACGGAGGATTCGGCTCGAGTTTTACTCGTTCCGAAAGACTCACGCGGGCCGCGCTTAATCTCATGTGAACCCTCTGAATTTCAGTGGATTCAACAAGGATTGGGTGCTGCGATAGTTCGTCATGTGGAGCACTGTGCCCTTACAAAGCACAATGTTCACTTCACGGATCAACAGCCGAATCAGATAGGAGCCCTGTTAGGCTCCCGAACTGGTTCTTATGCGACCTTAGACCTCAAAGAGGCCTCGGATCGTGTAACTGTTGGTTTAGTCCGCTTGTTGTTTCCAAGTAAGGTTTTACCTTACTTGTTGGCAGCTCGCAGTCTATCAACGGTACTTCCGGACGGAAGGGTGTTAAAACTCAGGAAGTTTGCCCCTATGGGATCAGCATTATGCTTTCCCATTATGGCATTAACTATCTGGGCCATCCTAACGGCCGGCTGTACAGATGCGGATACTCGAGAGAGTATCTTAGTATACGGAGATGACGTGATTGTCCCCAAGGCTTATGCCCGAAGATCAATCGAACTACTCGAATCATTTGGTTTACTTGTAAACCGTGATAAGAGTTGCCTCACTGGGTTCTTTAGAGAATCCTGTGGCGTTGATGCCTTTGAAGGGCACGACGTTACACCGTTACGTTTACGTAACTTGTGGGCTTCATCTCCCAACCCGAACGACTATCCCTCAAGGGTGGCTTTTGCCAATTCCTGTTGGGATAATCAGTACTATAATGCGTATGAATACATCACTAAAACCATATATATGGTATATAATGAAGTACCATCGGACGACATGTTACTTACGTGTCCGTCCTTACGCTCAGTACCCGATGCTCGGC